CCGCCGTCTGGGTCCTCTGCATAAATGCCTACCTGATATAAGGTGTACCCTTCCGCAAGTCCGGCATTGGAAAGCATTACCGGAATCGTTGCTGTATTCTCCTCCGATAAATACACAGGTCTTAACTCAAGTGTCTGTTTTGGATCTGAAACCGCTGTCTGTTTAACAAGTTGGGTCGGATTCACCTTTCCCGCACCGCTCCTTGCTGACACAAGCCGCAGCGGTTTTTCCTGTGTCAATAGTTTCTGTTCCAGTGCCAGACCCTGTTCCGTTTTCGTTACATTATTCCACGATGCCATTATGTAGCCACCTCCATAGTATAAGTTTTTGATGTGGACACCGCACAAGCATAATAACTACCAGCAATGCCAGTATGTCTATCAAATAAAGATGAATCATACGTAAGATTGCAAGGTTTCACTCGCTCTACGTAGTCATTTACTGCCCTAAGTAGGCCTCGTGCGTCCCTGCTAGTAGTCTCGGCTGCAACCCTTACTCTCACCTGCAGAAAATATTCCTCAGGAATCAGCTTTATGTCAAAACCATCTTCTCCACAAAGTGCTGTAAGAGTTCTCCTCAGTGTTCGTATTGTAAACGGTCTTTGTTCAGCCATTTTACTCAGAATCGTGTCACACCGTTCTTTTAAGGACCTCCTCTGTGATGGATTTTCAAAATGCCTTCCCATCGCCTGCAGCCCTCTTCATCGAGCGTCTCGATGAACTGGTTCTGCCAAATCGACTCCAGCGTTTTCCAAAGCCGCTCCGCCTGCACCTGTTCTTTGTCCGTTAAAAATTTCATTTCCCGGAACTCTCGTAAAAACTCCGGAAGATATTCAATCAATTTTCTATCCATCGAGTTCCCCCACAATCGGTACTTCGGTATCCGCCATCACATAGTTACCTGATCCGCCGGCAATTGATACCCCCGTCACATCATCAACACCGGGAATGTCCAGCAGAATGCTTTCAATGCGTCCCTGCCGTACTACAAGCCCATCTGTATCCTCCCAAGTCTCACGCAAAGACTTCAAATATGTCTCCACGCTGTCCGCGAAAGAATCTTTAATGTCTTCCCAGCTATAGCCATCAGTATAGATAATCTGACAGCTGATAGGAAGCGCGACTTCTGTAGCTGACTCTACAGTAACCACATGTCCGATGGGAGCGATTCCTACGCCGCTGCCGTCTTTTGTAGGGTCGATAGCCTCTTGTACTGCCTCGACTACTTTTGCAGGCGCTGCGCGGTAATCTGTGCCCAGAATGACCAGCTTTACGGTACCACCACCATTCCAAACCGGATATACTTTTACCCCGAAGACGTTGTCCATTTCTCCGACCTTCTCTCGGTATTCAGCTTTGTTGCCGCCGAAAGCCACCTCATCAAAAGAATCGTAGTATCGTTCCCTCAGGTGCTCCACGTCTTCGTCATCGGTACCGGCAGTGATAATGCCAACAATCCCGATTGATTCCAAGCCCGAAACGTCTTCCAAAGGAATCACGTCGTCTACGGTGTTGTTTCCTTCACTCCCTGCTTCTTTACAGGTTAATGCAAAAAATCCATTCCCCAAATTCTCCGTAACCGTGTAGTTCAGTTCTCCAATGCTGAATTCTGTATCTATTGGAATATCAATATTTTCCGGTTCTGCCTGCGCCTTTAACACCGCAGGAATCCCCAGTCTGACAAAGATACCGCGTTCTGCGGCTCTTTTAATCAAATAATAATAGCTGGCAGTGTCCGCAAAAGTCTCTGACAGTAAGATATCCATGTCAACGTACATCTGCGCGTTTTCCAGCGCCATAGGCGCCACCGCATCATAGATTACAGAGCCTTGCCGGGTATCGATGGTTTCGTCCACCGTGTCCAGCATTTCTTCCATCAAAGATTCATAGGTCTTCTCCTCAAACATCGATTTCCACCTCCCCTGTGTCAATTTCTTCGCCGTCAGCACAAGTTACTGTCAGAGACAGCAGCAATTTCCCACGCTGCAGCTTTTCCTCCGTAAAGGTCACTGACTCAAATCTATCGTCGGCGAATATGCCCTCTCTGATACTATCCCTTACTTCAGACTGCACCAGCGGCGGTTGCTCACCGATTAAATCCACCAAAGCGCAGCCATAATCCTCATCATAAATCAGATATTCTTCCACTTCCGTCATGACGATTTTCTTAATCGCCTGCTTCCTTGCAGCCAGCTCGTCGATGGTGCCAATAATCCTTAAATTGTCAAAATCAAGCCGATAGGTCTTGTCAGGAATCATTCCTTCCTCAAAATCGTTTTCCTGTTCTTCGTCCAGTTCGTATGCATCAGGATTTGGAATCATTTATACCACCACCTTATCAATCACCAAGTAGCGCTGACCGCCTGCCTGACGAATCATCACTGCAGTGTCGCCCTTCTTTAGGGCATTGTGTATCGTCACCTTCGACTTGCCTACACTTCCGGGAAGCGTAATCTCTGTCTCGTAGTCTGAAACATTTCTTCCCAAAATCAAAAAATCCTCAGACAGCGTCAGCTTCTGAGAAACTTTTATCTTTAATGGTTTTACCGAAATCACAGTTCCGGTAATAATATCACAAGGCTTTCCTGCAGCCACAGCCTCTGCTGCTATCTGCTTAATTAGTTGTGTCATGTTAGTAGCTGCTATCGAAATCACCTCCACTTAGTTCTAAGTCCATGGTATGCTGGCCAGCAGAAAACTCATGGGTCACTTTGTCCACCAGAAGATAGTTAGACACCTTCACATCGTAAATCGTCATTAGCACCGGAAGTAGACACCCTGCACGCACCCTCGTTGAGCCGAAAGCACCAGATATCTTAAGCGTCCGCGCGACTTTGTTGTACATCTTCAGGAGAACTTTTCCCTTTAGTTTTGCTACCTTTGGATCATCAATCTTCTCAAAGTACTGCAAAAGTCCCCACTTGTTGATTGATTTGGAGGACTTGCTGACATATAGGTCTAGGCTGCCGGTTTCTTCATTTTCATAGGCAAGTTTAATCTGGTTATACACGCCGTCATCGATGGAACGGCTGTAGTTATAATCCTGGCCAGTTTCGCTGTCGATAAGAACGTTGACTTTCCACGGCTCCCTGAGCCTGAGCTTTCCAAACTCATCATACAATGTATAGATTTTCCCTGTGCTCATCAATGTTTCATCAAGACTGTTTCCCACAATGTCAAAGAGCGTCATGTTGTCATCGATTCGGCTGAACGCCATTTTCGTATTGGCAAGGGTTCCTGCCTGCAAACCAAAATCCTTTGCAATCATTCTGATGAGCTGCGTCGTCGTTTTTTTCTTGTACATGTATGTATCTTTGTTCTTGAAGTACCGCAGCTGGTCGTACACCGTCACATCAAGGCTGCCGTCCTTTTGCGGTTTCAACGTAAAGATAAAGCCAAAAAAGAAATTGGTGCTGCCTACTTTCAGCGTAACTGAGTCACCATTGTAAATCTTCCGCTTGCTGTCTTGGATTGTAGTGAATGTCAGTTTCCCAGGGGCATTTTTGCGCTCCCAGACAACCTTCATGCCGTCTTTTACTGGAAGCTCGTAGTATTTGTCGTTATGCTTTACAATCAGCTGTATTTTGACCGTATGAACCTTTACTGAGGATATTTCATACTCCTTAACCTCCTGGCTGACCTTCTTGTCCAGCTTCTCCTGCTGCGCCAGCACTTGTTTCAGGTATTTTAATTCCTCAGCTGAATCCTTTTTCTTACCGTCTTTTTTCGTACCAGAAGAAGTGATATGCTCATGCACGAGCCCAAAGCCTGTCACATAAGAATTGTTCAAAGCATACTGCCGGCGCGCCACACTGTTTGTGGTATTCCCCTCAATAGTGTGCAGCGTCTGACCACTGACTTTCTCTACAATGCCTACATGGTTGCCGCCGCCGAAGAAGACGATATCATTTCGCTTTGGAGTATAAGAACCGCGCCCTTTGTACCTGCCCTTGTTCTTGAACCAGGTCATACCGGTTGGCACATAGGCAAACTTCGGCACAACAGAGGTCTTAACTCCGGCTTGATTCGCACACCAGCTGACAAACATGGCGCACCACGGTCCTTGTGTCCCATACCATTTACCGTATTTGGTGTTGCTCTCTGAGGCTTTATACCCAAGCTCACCCTTTGCCACATCAATTAAGTCAGACATAACATCACCCCTTTGGTATAGTCAGCTTTGTTCCCGGAAAAATCCAGTGCCCTGTGGCGCTGGAAGCATAGCCGTGTTTCTTAGCTGTCTTTTCAATGGTAGATTTATTGGCATTGTAAATGGTCTTCCACTTACTGCCGCTGCCTAAAAACTTCTTGGCAATCGCCCAAAGGGTATCCCCGGACTTCACCGTGTAGCTGCTGCCCTTATTTTTCTTTGAGCTGCTTTTCTTCGACTCTTTCTTTGTCACTTTTGATTTTGACGATTTTTTATCTTTCTTCACTTTGATTGTCGTCACACCGTATTCCCGATACTCCTTCAGCTCGATGGAGACTTTCACCTCAAAGCCCTCCTTTGCATCCTCGGTGACAGTGTAGCTTTCAAGCGTCACATCTAGGGACGTATCAAAGAGACTGTTTCCTTGCGGATCCGTCCTAAGCAATTTGAATTTGAATGGTTTTTTCTTTGCCTTCAGCTTTTCGAATTGCTCTAGAAAATAGGACGGAGCTCTAAAAGTCCCGTCCTTGTACAGCGCAAAGGGGTACGCTTGGTTCGGCAGCAGTATCTCAAAGCTGATATCCGTCAGCTTATTGGGCTTAATCTGATTGACCTCAGCTTCGTTAATCAGGCTAATAGTCTGGTTCCCGCCTTTTACTTTTATCTGCACTTTTTCCGGCGTCACCGGCATGAGTATCTTATTCAGATAGAGATAATACATTTAGTGCACCCCCTCTGCAGTTGAAATCATTTCCTCCTCCAGCTTACCCTTCAGTTTAGCTACGATGCCGTCGATATCGTCATTAGAATTGATATTGTTGTTGTTTGTCATGTCGATTTTGATTTCTGTTGCTGTGTAGCGGTTAATCGCCTTTTCGGCAGCATAGTCACGGATATATTTCAGGTTTGCATTGGTGATATCGAGAGCATCGGCGATCTTCTTCGTGTTATCGGATGTCGAGCTCAAATCTGACAGTGCCTGATCCGATAATGCCTGGTCATTTCCAGAGGATACATCTTTTTCATTTTTCGCTTGCTGATAGGCATTTTTTGCAGCCTTAACAGATTCATCAAATTCAGCCTTGTATCCTTCAAGTTTTGCATCTCGATCTGCCTTCGATGCTGCCAGCTGTTTCTTATAGTTATCAAGCTCTCCCTTTCGCGCCTGCTTAGCCGCCTCATTTTCTGCGGCAGCTGTCGTAGCAAAAGTCACATGTTCTATCGCCTCAATGTTGACGCCTGGAATCTTGTTAAGAACGCTAATGAAGTCATTGATGATATCAATAGCGCCGTTTATCATCGCCTGCAGTATTGATAGAACCCCAACTTTCATATCCCCCATGAAGTTTGCGATAGCGGTACCCGCACTATGCCATGCACCTTTCAGCGCATCGATTAGATTCATCACAGCATAGACTCCTGTGAAAAAACCAAGTTTCACCGCATTCATTCCGACAAGTAGATACGCCTTACAAATTTCCCACGCATTTTTTAATCCGCCAACAGACTGAATCCAATCGTACATCAGCCCAACCAAAATGCCGATGCTTAGCGCCAGCCATATCACCGGATTGGCCAGAAATGATGCGGTTAACGCCTGTGTTGCAGCAACCGACAGCCATACTGCTGCGGTGTGAATCGCCCAGGCCCCCGCCAATACCGCCACGCCGGCTGCGACACCGACGATTACAGCACTGATTGTATCCGCATTCTCGGTCAGAAAGGCAATAATATCATTGAGTCCTGACGCTACACTTGTAAGTATCGGAATCAGATTTTCCGCAAGAACTCCGGTAAACTCCAGCCAGCTTTCAGAGAGCAACCTTGTTTGATTCGCCCAGCTATCAGAGGTTCTTGCAAAGTCTCCTTGTGCATCAGCGGTGGTGCTCATCAGATAGTTATACCTCAGCATAACCTGCTCCGCCTGAGACATTTCATTGTAGGATTTCTCAATACCCTGTGAAAGTGCATAAGCTTCCAGATTGGCTACTGACATATTAATGCCAAGCTGCTTCAGCGGTTCGGTCTCGCCCGAAACACCAGAACGTATTTTTTCAAAAGCAGTTTCCAGATCCAGATTGTAGAACGATGCCATATCTCCGGCAAGTCCCACCATATCCTGCGACATCTCAACAATCGCATCGCTCGCCATGCCCGAAGATTTAAGCATTGCACCAATTGTTCCTGCGTACCGTTTTGCGCTCACCTCATTCATGCCATAGGCTTCCAAACATTCCCTTGACCATGAGTTTATGGACTGCGCTGAATTACCAAAAGTAACGTCTACGACATTCTGAACTTCTGCCAGATCCGAAGCATAATCAATGCCCACTTTTATTTGTTCGAAGGCCTTTCGCGCAAGCGCAGCAAGACCTATTGCCTTCGCCATCCTGCTAAATGCATCAGAGGATTTTTCCGTACGAGATTCGAGTTCCTCTAAGGAATCACCCATTCTTAATAATCCACTACTTGCTTCGTTAATTCTCTCCACGTTGATTGCATTCCCCGTTGCGGTATTCATCGACTCACAGCTATCCAGAACAATACTCATTGCGCGATTCATGGCGCGTAAGGGACCTGACATATTATCCACAAGCGTAAGCTGTGTCTTAATATTCGCCATCGTTTGCCCTCCGTTCTAATGCACTGCCGGTAACGAGGACCCTTCTCTTTACCGCTTGCATTATTTTTTACTCTTTGCCGCCTCTTTCTTTTCTTGATCAACTTTAATATCAATCGCAGCCATGATATATGCCTGCTCATAAGGCGTCATAGAAAGAAATACATTGGGCGGCCAATGAAATTTATGGAGACAGTAGTAAGCATAGCTTGACTCTGGGTCGTCTCCGTGTATTAGTTTTTTGCTTCTTCAATCATTTCATCAGTGGACTGAAAGCCGTTTGCCTGTAAGACCTTGGTTGAATAATCTTCAAATTCAGCAGGCGTTAGCATAGTTGTAATAAGCTGTTCTGCACCCATCACGCCATAGCTTTTCTGCAGCTCTGCATCGTTTAAATTTGGGAAAACAGTGCATCGTACAGCTACCTTTGCAAGGTACGCATTGGCATCAAAATCCTGTGTAAACTGCCCTTTCTTTCCGGGTACCTGAATCATGTGCATACAGGATTTTCTAAGCGCAACATTTTCTGCCGCTGTGATGCAGCAAATTTCCCAAGGTACACTTTTATTCGTCTCCGGATCCACAAAGCGGTTTGACGCTACATAGGTTACGTTATCAACTTTCTTCGCATTCTGTGAAAGAAATGCGGTCAATGTCTTTGTCATAAATCTAAATCTCCTTTACTGCTGCATTCCATTTAGCATGCTAAACGTTTCCGGTAATTCCCAATCGTCGAAAGTACCTTCGATATCTTCGTCCAAATTGTCGGCATTTGCATCAAACTTCGCAAGAATGCCGCCTTTGAGAAGACAGCCTTTTAAAATTACTGTCTGTCTGCCAACAGAAGATGTTAAATCTTCGTTGGATATCTGAATATCAAACGGCTCCATGCGACCGGTTCTCTTGTACTCAAGAAGTACCTGCCTCATGATTGACTGATTATAGTGTGCGGTGCCCTTCCAGGTTCCCGTCCAGCCCGCAGGTTTGTTTCCTTTACCAGTTTTTCCAAGGATTGGAACGGTTGCCACGTTTATGTCCATATTAGATTCAAAAGAATATATCTGCATGAAGCAGTACCTATTTCCTCCCATCATGATATACGCCGAAGCCTGGGAGCCCGAAACCGAGTCGAGAGCATTCATAATTGCTTGATCCATGTTCTATCCCTCCTTTACGCAACAATTACGCTCATGTAGAGCTGTGTCATCGCATTGACGATGTTCAGATTTCTTACGGTGCAAACTACGGATTTCTTTGTGTTCCCCTGTTCCACTGTCACTGTTTCCGGGTCAAAATCTTCTATTGCTCCGATTGCTTCCAGTGCCTGATGCAGCTTACATACATCATTCCATAGGGAAATGCGGCCAGCTGCATCGTTGGCTACTGTACCCAGGTACCTTGTGTTGAAAGTAACAGCCATATCATTTGCAATCTGGTCAATCACTCTAATGGTCTGATTATCTGCAAACAGCTCGTTTTTCTCATCAATAAAGGTTACATAAGAATTGATGTCCTGCAATACTCGAATCTCCGAGCCTACGCGATGGAACGTAAATTCTCCGCTGCGGATTGCTTTCACGAGTTGTGCCTGTGTATAATCGCAAGCGATGGTAAATTCTCCATCATACTTCTTGTTGGTATTAGACGCATTGACTGCACAGCCTGCAGATGCCCCAGTTACCCAGTACACTGCAGATTCTTCCGGCCAGTCTGCGTCCGTTGTCACGTTCTTTACGTTGATAACCCCTTCAAAATCCGCCGGCGCATTATGCATAACCAGCTGGAACTTCATGCCTATTTCATCGCGCATGCGCTTCACGTAGTTACCACAGAGGTCTTTCATTTTCTCATCACCGGTGACAATTCCCATTACATTAAAGCTGTAGCTTTCAGCCTTATCCAAATAGGTCTGGTAGGAATCACCCGTTACCTCACCATTTGTTCCTCCGGTTAAAGATGTGCCTGCAGTTTCCTCCAAAGTTGCGTCCTTTTTCCAAGTGAAAAATTCATCGTCTTTCAGTTCAGCTGCCGTGGCAACGGTCTGCGTACTCAGCTTTGATGTTCCTAAATATCCGGATACATCAAACTTACCAGTTTCATCAACGCTGTTTGCAATGATGACTCTCAGGTCATTTCCACGCACGCCGCTACACTTTGCGGTCGCAAATTTACACGCAGCCTTTTCGCCGCTGTTGAGCCTGTAAGCATACAGAACCTTTGCATAGGCAAACAGGTCACGCAGACCTTTCATCTTCTCGTGGGTGTAATCATAACCGAAGATGGAAAGGGATCTGTTCTGAAAATCTTCTGCAGTTACTTCAAAGATTTCCCCGTCGGGTCCCCAGTCCAGTTCCAGCGGCATACTTGTATAGCCCCTTTCACTCAACCTTGCATCGGCGCTGCCGGTTGAAATAAAGTTGATATATGCGCCGGGCAAAACCTTGTCCTGCGTTGTCCAAACTCCTCCGCCAAATGCCATTTACTTCACCTTCCTTTTTAAAAATTCTGCAAGCCTTGCCTGTGCCTCGTCGACAGAGATTTTCTCCCCATCGCAAATTAAAGCAGCCAAGGCATCTTTCCTGTTATCAAAATAGCCGGAAGCAAGCAGGGTTTCTTTCGTAAAGGTCTCCTGCGGCTCCGGCATTTTCTTCTTTGTTGTCATACGCTTATCCTTTCAGGGTTGTTTCAGTTCCCTCAAATTCTTCCATCTTCAGCTCGTCAGTTGTCCTGTGGCTGAAGAAGTTATAGTTTACTGTAAAGGTCAGCACCTCATCCGAAATTTCAGCGTTCATATCTGTTCCTCGCATTAAATCGCCGTCAACGGTAATCAGCTCCAAGCATGCGAAAAGACGCTCCGCCACATTTGTACATTCTGCGCGCGGCTCATCCGCCGTAGTCAAATACTGGATTGCGAACTGATTTTCGTGATAGTACCGCCTACCTCGGAACACTCTCGTGTTCGGACTTATACAGAACACAAAAAAACAAGGCTCTTTCATGCCCTGCATCACGCTTTCTGTATAAAGGGTGTATTCGTCTCCAAATTCTTCGCTGAGTGCTGCTAAGATTCCATCTATAATCTTTTTTATCATTTTAGCCTCTCCTCCATCAGCTGCTTGATTTTCTTTTCAAGAATAGCAGGACCGTCACGCTGAACCTCATCTACAGAAATAGTCATCATCAAATGACCAGGCACCCAACCTCCGTTTACGGTTCTGTGGCCGTATTCCACATAGCTGGCGTACTCAACAGGATTCTTGATTTCGATCAGACAAGTGCTTGGGCTGTGGTAGATTTTATACTTTCCATCCTGAGACCAGCCTTTTTTAAGAGTGCCGCCCTTCTTTCCGGATTTCTTTGAATACACACCCACAGGCGTTCTTTTTATGACCTTCCTGATAAGGCGCTGGGCAAGTTCCTTTGCGCAAATATCCATAATCTCGGACATATTATCCGTCATAGCCTGCAAGCTGTCTGCAAAGGCTTGCAGCTCCGAAAAATCACATCCACCATTTCTTCCCATTACGTCCATCCTTTCCACAAATCCAGTTCAATCTCTTGATGGGTCGCATACACCGCCGGCTGTCCGCTGCGACAGTAGTCCTGCGTCAAACCGTTTTGGGTGACTGTAATCTTACTGCCGGGCATGACATCGATTTCTGGTGCCAAAAACAGCTTGATAGCCTGCTGCCTGCTGGTGCCGGTTTCTGTCTTCTCTGCCGCCGGTGCGCTGCTATAAGAAAGCCTGCACGGCTCATCTTCCAGCACGATGATCTCACGGTGTCCCGTCGCCTTATTGGGCTTAAGATAGGGCTCGTAAATTGTAATGGTGCAGGTGCCTTCGTAGAGCAGTTCAATGGCTTTTCTATGCGCTTTTCTCATCTTCGCCAGTGCCGTCAGTGCCGTCATCGAAACACCACCCTTCGATATCTGTTCAGCTGCTTTTCATAAGCTTTGAGCAGTGTATCTTTGTAGCCTTCCATCGCAAAGCTGTTAAAGGATGTTGATGTATCACCTTCTGTGAGAGAAGAAATAGAACCTGGCGCCATATCTTCCTGCCCCAGGTTCTCATTTCGATATAGGTCCATCGCCATGCGATAGGCGGTCATCTCAAGTCCATCTGGAAGTTCCTTAATGTTACAGTAGTTCAAAATCACTTCCCGGATATCATCTAAAACGAACATCAGAAAAAAATCCTTTTCTTCGTTTTCAATCCCGAGTAGTTTCTTTAACTTTTCAACTGTAAGCATAGGACTTACCCCAGCTTATGCTTGAAGGCAACGATTCTAATCTGTTTCGGTTCGTAAACCGGTTTCCAGTTAGCGGGATTTGCGAGTTCCAACCTAGACGGTCCCTCGGTCTTTGCCACAGAAGCATTGGTAAACATAACTCCTCTTGGGTGCAGAATATTGGTTCTTCTGTTAATCAGATAGTCTACACCGGAGCCCTTTCTTTTTGCTCTGTCGGTTTCAGTCGGAACAAATCCTACTGGACTTCCGTTGCCCAGTGCAATCGCACCTGCGCCAAAGAGGTAAGTGGTATAGACTCCCTTTTCTGCAGGACAACCGTCATCAATGATTACACGCTTGCCCTGATAAGTTCCAAAGGCAACGTCATTAGAAGGCTGTACTGTTTCGATGAGGTTCTGCTTTTTCAGATATGCTTCTGTTGCGGAGTGCATACAAATACCTGTCAGCTGCGCTTTAGCATCGCCAAGCATCTGTTCTGCGTCAATAAATGCAGATCCGCTCCAGTTGGCACCCGCGCCAGACTTTGTGGAGATATCTAATAAGTTAGATGCAAGTCTTGTTTCTGCAGGCGATGCACTATCACCGGTTGTCGCCGGTACAGTGCCGAAGATACCATTCAGAACTGCAATCAATTCTTTCTGCATATCTCTTTCCCAAAATCTTGCAACTAAATCGCCAATCGCCATCATAGGATCAGCACCCGCAAGCGCTGCAGAGAGGTCTGTTGCGCTCCACATCTTCGCGCGTCTGATAATTGCCGCCACGTCCTTGTTGGAAGTAATTTTGTTATCCTCCAAATCTGTACCTTCGATTACCTGTTCAGATTCTCCGGTCAAGTCTTCGAAGAACGGCATGTTGACCGTTGGCGCTGCCTGAGACGCTAAGCTGTCAAATTCTGTGCTATTTGCGATAATTCCACTCTGCAAAAGCGCAGACAGCTCCATCGTTCTATTTACTACATACGGATTAAATAATTCAGGGACGATAACGTCCTGTAAAGTTGTTCCTGACATTTAATTCACCTTTCCTTTCTAAATCTTTACACCGGCAGCAGCTGCAAGTGCTCTTGCCTGCTCCGGATTACTTTTGAGCAGTTTGCCCTGCTCTGTCATGTTAAATGTTTCTTTTGCAAATGGATTGATAGCTCCGCCGCTGCCGCCGCCGTGGGGTTCATAGCGCGACTCCTGCTTGAATAAATGTGCCATTGCCTTATCTTCTTTATAAGATTTCAACACATCGTCAACACCGACCGGCTTTCCTTCTTTGTCAAAGGTAAACTTATCAAGTCCTCCCTGCTTATAAATCAGGTAGTCCGGATCCAGAACTCCTGATTTAGCAAGCTGCTCTTTCAGCACGTAAGTCTTTGCGGTGTCAGCTGCAGCTTTCTTCAAATTACCAATCTCAGTTTCATAATCCGAAACTTTCTTCTGCAGATCCGCATTGTCACCATTTTCCTTCTTCAGGTCGGCGATTGTCTTTTCAGCGGCTTTCAGTGCATCGCTTTTTTCGTTAAAGGCATTTTTGGGCACTGCATGTTTTGGAAACTCTTCCGAAATCTGCTTTATTAGCCCCTCGACGTCCAGATTCCCATCTGTAATACTTGCCTTTTCTAAAATTTCTCTCAGCCATTCCATTTTTATATCCTCCGTAAATTTTTATTTCCGCTTTCCGGGTATTGGGATTCGCCGGTTATACCTCCGGCAAGGTAGCTTCCGCTCTTTAACGCCTGCGGAAAGAAGGCAATATAAAAAGACCACCGCTTTGGTAGTCCTTAGATAACGTGTTATTCATTTCCCCTAGTTACATGCCCGGGATAATCTCTTTTAAATCCTTCAGAAATGCTTTTGCTTTCTGCATTGTACTATTCTCCTGCAAATATGCAATTCCTTTAGGAGTAATAGTGAGCTGCTCTGTCAGCTTTATCCCTTTTATGCTTTGACCTAGAATCGGTATCAGTACAACGCCTTCGATAAATCCCTCTTCATAGAGGTGTCTCAAAATATATTGCCAGTAGTTCTTCTTTACGGGAAAATCATCTGTATCATAGCACAGATATTCTAAACTTGCCAGCTGCCCCTCTTTTAAGCAGCCGTACAGGTAAATCAAAATTCTATAGGATATAACAAAATAATCATCTTTTGCCATTATTTTTCCTCCTGCAGTACTCCAATCTTCCTCAGGATGCTATGCAACTCTTCCTGCGCAGCTTCTCGTTCTTTTTTAGTGAAACTAACTCGATCCTCTGCTACTTCCCCTCCAAGAGGCTGATACCATCGAGGATCTGAATACGGTTCTTGCCTTCTGATTCTTTCCGCTTGTAGATCAGCAAATTCCTTACTCATCTCACCCCTATCCACAAGTTCATAAAGAAAAGCTATTGCGTGTTCAATTTGTTCTGAGGTCTTTTTCATGTTTTCTCCTCCAGCAAAATAAAGTATTTATCCCCATGTTGTTCAACTTCTTTTACAATAAACTCGCTCCCTGTAGGATATAATACCTCATTCTCGCTGGGATTGAAAGAAGAAATATCTTTCCCGGTTTTCGATTTGATGAAAATTTGAACATTCGCATCAGGATTATAATACATAGAGTGTTCTGAGAACTTCTCCGCAGAAGAAAAAGCCTTGTACGATATCGAGCCGCCAATCTTATAGTGATTAAGAAAATCCTTAACGCCACTACTCCGTATGCTTATTGATCTGCAAACTAATCCTTCATAACTTGGTATTTTGCTGAGCGCCGAGTTTAGTGTATCCATCCACTGGCGCTGATCCTTACTCAGTTTAGCTTCTCTTCGCAAGCTATCATTGAGAGTATATGATTCTCCGCCAAGGTAGCGCACAATAGCTTCTTTTTCATTCCCAGTCAGCAAACTTGAAAAGTCTTTGCTATCTATGGTCGCACGCCACTCCGGATACGTCATATCTGCCGGTACCTGATAGGTCTTCCCGTCTTCACCTCGTGCCGCTCTCATCTCGCCTACGGTAAACTCATCGTCAAAATACGGACAGGTTGTTGACCTGCACCAAACATGAAAGGGCGGCGCCGTAACGCCCTCCTCGTACTGACTCATCGGGAAGTGTTTACCGTCAAGTTGCTGGCAAATCTCTGATGTGTGGGAATCCAGCGTCGCCACGATTTCATATTCTTCTACGCCAAGTTCGTTGAAGCAATCTTTCTGCGCAGCAGCACTAAAAAAGGCCTGCTCTGTCATTACGAGCCGGCCAGCCTGTACTTTTGCATTCTTGAATCGCTTATCCACATATTTACTCAGGTTCTTGATTGCCTCATCAGGGCCTTTTCCCAAAATACATGCCCTAGTTAGCTCGCTGTGTAAATCTGCTACCATCTGATTCTTCGCCTGCCAGATACGGTCAGAGAAGTTTCTCCCATCTGCCGCCCAAGGTTTAGATATCAGTTTTGACAGCTTTTTCTCATCGATGGACGCAATATTCCATCCTAAGCCAAAACCTCGCTGTAGCTCAAAAGCAGACCGATAATAACCCTCTTCATAGACCTTCCTTGCCATAGTGTCCACATCGTCAAGGTAATTTCCAAAAGCCTTTTCTGCGGACTGCTGTACCTGTATCTTGAGAGCTTCCAATCTGCTGATGTGAAACTTTGCGGAAGCATTCTCTAGTTGCTTCATCCACTGCTGATTGATGGCGTTTTCCTTGCCGTACTTTATGTATTCCTCAACAGTCCACTTGAATTCCTCAAGCTGATTCGCATCAAGAAGCTTCTTGGCATTTGCCATGCTGACTTCGTTGTTCTTGGCAATGCGATAAATCCACGTTTCGATGTCAGCATTGATTTCCCTGAGGGCTTTGTCAAAATACGGCTGCACACCTCTGTAGGTTTCTTCACCGTATTTTCCGAGTGCCTCTTCAAGGATTTCGAATCGTTTCTGCCAGTAAGCACTGTTCTTCATAGACAATCACACTCTTTAAACGCCCGTAGCAGCTTGGGTGCCTGAATCGCAATCCAGTCAATCAGTTCCTCATTTGTTGACCACGCTCCCTCAAAGTGCAGGCTTGATGAATCAATCCCTGATTCAAACAAAAAAGCATGCACGATTTCATGGCGAATCACCTGTTTTGCGTATGCTTTAAGATCTGCCTTGCTAAGAGGGTCTTCTTGTAAATCTTCAACGACAATTAGTTTAGTTGAAGTGTCTACATAACCATCAGCCTCCCCCAATTTAGGATCATCTTCTTGTTTGTGTTTCTCTATTCTATAAGTTGTGCCTAAAATGCTAACTTCCATGCTTTATCCCTCCACGTCGTCGTCATCGTTATTTAAGTTACCTCCAAAGGCACCTGCGTATTGCCGCATCTTTTCGTAGCTTTCCTGTTCTTCTTTTTCAAGCTGCTGCAGTTCCTCTTCTGGGTCTTCCACAAACGGATGATTTTTCAGGATAGTCCTCTTGCTGATAATCCCCTCGCTGTCTCTGCAGATTTGCGCCAGCTCTACGTCATTTTTGATGCTGTTTCGGTACCACGTTTGGGTAATCGCGTTGCAAGCAATTCCTGTATGCCTGCAAATGGCTCTTACCAGCTTATAGAATCCCAACCTGAATTCTGTTTCCATTAGACCGGTTTTCATTTCCAAGAGGCTGTACATGAACTTAAGGGCTTCACCCGATTGGTTCCCGAAATTCTCCGGCTGCGGGTCAAAGCCTTGTCCTTGCTCGAAGATTGCCTTACGGGTTGCCTCTAGCACGCTGTTTCTTGCTTCAATCGGAATCTCGATACTCAGCGTAGAGATTCCCGGATTTCCCTCATCTGCGTCCACCTTGACAGTTTTGTATTTTTTAAGTTCTTCCAAGAAATTGCTCAAATCCGTGCCGCCATAGCCGGATAACACAAAAATCAGTTCCTGCACATCATCAAGGTCATTGATAAACCCGCTAAAGACCTTGTCAAACACATCGATGAGCGGTTTTATACTTTTTAGATCGCTGGTGCCGATGTTGTTATTCCAGAATGGAATAAATGGTACCTCTTCAAATTTGTGTTCGTACCAAGATACGGGTTCACCATAAGTGGGATCGGTAAACATCTCATAATAATGCAGTCCATCATCCACGGTATCCACAATGCGTCGTTTGAACGCCTGGCACTCTTTATCAGTCCAGTACTCATAGACCATACTTTTTTCGCCAGTTTCTTCGTCTATGTCATCATAAACTCTCAGCGCACCGACAAGTCGTTTTTTTAAGCTATTGTCGAATATCGGAATGACTTCTTTGCTATCTACAACTGCCCACTCAAAACCGTTCCCGTTATCCCAGTAATGCACCCAGGCTACTGCACAGTTAGCAGCATTGACACAAAGAGCGGAACAATTCTTTTCATACTCATCACCAAGAAGACCCTGAATCTTTTTACTTCCCTCTTCACTGCCTACGTCAAATACTGGCGGATAGGTAAAAGCATACGACGCCTTTTGATTTACGAGAAGACCGTGAAAGTTTCTCGGAATCCTGTTATCCGCATTGCGAAGGGGATTGTCTGTTTCCTCTTCATCCTCTGTCACCTTTGAATACAGAACATCTGTTTCATTACGGTAATATCTCTCCGCTATCATTGCGTTCTGCACAAAATCCCCGTGCCTAGGAAGATACCGTCTTATTAAGTTTTTCATTACTTCAAGTTCCATAAAAACCTCTACTTCAAAATCGAAATTCCGTTGCTCTTTTTAAGCATCGTATAACAGAAATACCGTAGTGCGTCCATACAGTGGTCATTCGCTTTTACTGGCTTATCTTCGCCTCTATCTGCCGCTTTCTCATCCCAGACATAGGACGCAAACTCCTTGATAGTTTCTTCGCATATGTCAGCTATTGCAATCTGTTCACGGTTCAGCAGTGCCGCCACAACGCGGATTCCATCGAGGACATCGTTCTTTGCCTTTTTTATAACAAAGCCTCGCTGCCGAAGTTCTGCAATAAAAGACGCTGCGGAAGGGTCGACAATAATCTTTTTTGGCTTTATGTTACCAAGCCATTCTGCAAGGTCATCTGCAAACTCACTGTCTGTCTTTTGTCTATTCTCGTTCCTGCCGGAATAATAATACTCCCGGCAGCATACCCACTTTTCGCCGTCTTTTCGCCAAAGCAGGAATACTGTAGCATTCTGCGTGCCGTAGTCGCAGCTGACGATATACCTTTCTGTCGCTGGTGTGCTAATCTGCGCTACTTTGTGCTTTGCCTCATCAAACATATCGTAAATTACGCCTTCTGCTACGCACCAAAGCCCCAGAATGTAGCGTTTATAGAAGACCCCGCTGTACATAGACCGATATCTTGCCTTAATCTTCTCACTCAGGCTTAGGTTATCGTCCATGGTAAAGTGCAGGTAAAGCAGGTCTTTTTCAATTGCCTTATCAATCCAGTTCACCTTGAACCAGTGATATGGTCCTTCTGGGTTACAGTTGAACCAGTACTTTGAACCGTCAACGGAGCATCTGCCGGTTGCCTGATTCACAAAGCTCTCTGGCATCAACGCTACTTCATCGAAGAAAACACCCGCCAGAGTGATGCCCTGAATCAGATCCTGCGACCTTTCGTCCTTACCGCCGAAAATATAGAAATAGTTCGTGTTACCGTTACGACTGACTTCCAGTAAATTATCTGACCTGTGATATTTTGACCGGTATCCTCTAGCCACCAGCATCAGCTTCAGTATCGCCAGCACGTTACGCCGGAATGAACCTATGGTCTTGCCGCACATCGCAAAGTTCTCTTCAGCGAATGAATTCATCGCCCATATGACAAAAGACAGCGCCATTGACACTGTCTTCCCGCTACGGATTGCCCCGTCTGCTATAATCCCTTCCTTATCAGCAACGCCGGATTCCGGCAGCCACCAGGTAAGAATCTGTTTTTGTTTTCTCGAGAAAGGCTTGAACTTGAATATGGCTCGTTTTATTCTTGCCATACCGAAGCCGCCTCCTCTTTCAGGGCTGCAATAAAGCCGTCATCTTCTGTCGTCACTCCCGGATCCTCACCTTTAATCCTTGCTGTATTCGCGCGGATATTTTCAATCCGGGCTTTCTGCTCGTCGGTTGCTAAATCCATATGCTCTGCCAGCCAATTCAATGCTTTCAGCTTGTCTGCTAGTTTCAACTTTGCTCCATCTTTTCCCGAGCTTACTTCCTGTATTAGGGAGCCGTCAACCTCTTCACTTTCCTCGAATTCTACAGCATTTATAATCTTGGTCACGGGTACCTTCTTGCCGCTTTCTTTGTCGGTTTCATAAACCGGACCAAAGGGACCCATCACCTGTACTTCTCTTCGTCCAAACTTCACATAATCAGCAATGTCTGCATAAGCAATATCTATATACTTCTGTACAATATCCTCACCCGAAAGCATTTCCCTATTTAATCTACTCTCTTTCATCTGGGCAATCTCTGCTCTTATGTTAGGATTCGTTAGCAGCTTTGAGGCGTTTACCCTTGCAGTTTCTTCCTTGCAACCATAAGCTTTTTTATATGCTTTGGTCGCATTGAAGCATTTTATATAATAAATACAAAAAAGGCGCTGCTTATCATTGAGCAAATCACCTTCCGTTTTTCCCTCTTCAATTTGTTTATTTTTGTGTGCACCCTTTTCCTCTTTTTTGTGTGCACCTTTTTTTGTGCTATCTCTGCACCAATCATATCGCTTCTTCCATGACTTCACAGTGTTCATTGTGACGCCATATTTTTCAGCAATCTCTTTATACTTCATCCCCGACATATAATCAAATTCTGCCAGTTCGCGTTTTTCTCTTTCTATGGCTCACCACCTCTCATTCATTATGGTATAAAAAGACCCCGGGCCCGAAGGACACCGGAGTACGTTCATGTTAATTATTTTTCTTTCGTTCAAAATTTTTTTGAAGATTTTCTCTATCACGATCTTGCATTATGCTCTCCGCGGGCTCATCATCATTTAATCCAGTGTCCGAAAAAACAATGTGCAAAACTATATCAAACACTCTATACATACTGGAAAATGAATATCCAAGAGAAAAAGACCACGTTAAAAACACTATCACTTCAAAGGGCTTTGTCCAAGATACGTATAACATCATACTCAATATAACTAAAGAAAGACCTGCGATTATACTTGACTTGAAAAGACCTTTAATCTCTTCTCGCGTATAACTTAAAAACAATTTAACTCGTTCATCATTTCTTACGCCAAACAAAGTTCCCATTAGCACTCCAATTAATCCCACCAGAATCGATGCAAACACTATTGCTGCTGATAATAAGTCCTTATAATTCTCTCCTATGCCAAACTTTTTATAACAAAGTGCTATCAGTAAACAACAAATGCTCCCAAATATAGTCGGCAAATACTTTTGAAATGTTCTCATAGTTTAATTCCTTTTTCGAGTCGATTGTAAAATTCGTTCTTTTGACTGTAGATATCTCTCAATCATTCTGTTAATTAGCATATTGTAATCTATCGTTTCTCTTCTTTCTAAATCTATTAAAATAAAGTCGTGCAATTTTTTCTCAAACAAATCCAAAACTTCTACTGGTTCATTTCCTTGCTTAAATCCAATTTGTGCTTTTGAAAAAGCATCTTTATTATCTAAAATATCCTTAATCGTATCCTTTACTGTTTCAGAATTTAGTGCTTTATTATACTCATGCCCCATCGTGATATCGATCTGCGCATTAATGCCCTCATAGCGTCCAATACTATCATATAGTTTTTTTAATGGGGTGTTGTCCCTATTCCACGAACCCTTACTTTTAGGTATATCCGCAAATCTAATAGAAAATGTCAAGTGGACATATTGGGCGAAGGTATATCATTTCCTCATTGCCTGCCCAAATGCTGTTTAGATATGTTTCTATTCCTGTAGGCCCCAAGCTGTGTACATTTCTTTGTAGTGTTAAAATTCTCGTTTGAACATCATATAAAGCACGTGCTTCTTCACCAATAAATTCATCATCCCCTAATTCTATAGGCTCTGCCTCGGACTCTTCTTTTGCTATGCTAGGTATATTGGTTTCTCTTAATCTTAAAAAAGATAGACACCATAGTTTACAATCACTATCAAACTCACATCTATCAAGCCTTGCTTTTTCCTGATGAAAATCATATATTCTTTCCGAAAGAGGCATATAAGCAACTTTATTCAGCCATAAGGAAAGATCAAAGTGTCTATCGGGAAAAGATGCTTTATCATTTATTTTTCGACATACTACTTCGTAATATTCAAGCCGAATTTTTTTAGGATAACCCATATAATCAAATCTCCTTTTTCTTTTGATTATACACCTTTCGACATATTTTGCCAACAACAAAAGCGCTACCGCATAGCAGCGCCTTGATGTCAGCAATCATAAAAAATAAGGAGATTCACCAGAGCGTTAGAGTTATTCAACTCTTTCACTTTTTCCATTTTAACTATATCATAAAAAAAGCGGAGAAAAGCGGAGAACTTTTCTTTTTTCATCTCTTTTTTCTTTTCTTATCTCTGAACCTCTAATCTCTGCATCAATGCCTCCTGTAAAATCTTTGATACATTCACCCCTGCAGCATCCGCTTCCTGGTTTAACCAATTGGGCAGAGTTACATTTCTTCTCACCATCTTCTGATCCAGTTTCTTTCTGTAGGCTATAAAGTCCACATCTACCAGAGATACAATTCCTTCCCCCTCTTCAGCAAAGGTTCCCTTCTCCGGTTTCACGTCTGCCAGCCTTGATGCCTCCGGGATAGTCTCTCCGTCATCTTCTATGGAAATTCCCTTTATTCCGATTGCGTCTCTTGCCATAGTAAACGCCTCTTCAAGATTCTTTCCTTCTGTCAGGATTTCCATATCAGGTACTTCTACTAAGCAAACATCGTTCAGTTCCGTGAATATCACAGGATATACTTTTGTCATAACAATCCTCTCTTTCTTCTCGTTCTCTTTATTTTAACTTTCTGATGAGGATTTTATAATCCCCATCTTTTAAGTATTGCTTTCGCCAGCCTTTCATCGACTTCCGTGTGCCTCGGAATTGTTTCCTTTTCATTGCCTCTTCGGTATATGTCATGATTGCCACCGTGCCTGTCGAACTCAAATCCGACGCTTTCCAGTTTCTTTATTAAGTCTTTACGCTTCATCACGTCCTCCTTACATTATTTATTATACACATTTTTTACACATTCGTCAATGGTTTTATACACATTTTTTACACATTATTTATAAATTCTCTGATAAGACTTCTGGCGTAATCTTTTGCAACAAAATTCGCTTCTGCTACTTCTTCCCAGCTCATGCAATCTAGGAAACGGCTTCGCATCAGTTCCCGTATTTTCGGATTTTCGATTGTCTGAATATATCGTTCTATCTTCACCGCCTCTGCCTGGGATTCTTTGATGTTCTTTTCGATTTCCTCTTCAAGGAGCTTTATCATGAGTGGAAGAGTAAACTCCTCTTCAGGCACGCCCTCTATCCGGACAGGGATTCCTTTACCCGTTTTATAATCTCTGACCGTATCTCCTACTTCGCCCTGTTCTCTAATGAGCTGCTGTTTTTTTCTCAATCGAGCCAGGCGCTTTTCCTGTCTCTTCACTTCATGCTGCAGCCAAAAGTGTCTGCTCAATTCCTGTTTTGTCATAACTCCCCTCCTCGCACTGCAAAGAAACCTATTTCCATAGGCTCTGCTGCTCCTCTTCATAGTTTGCTTTGAAATATTCTCTATTACTGACAATTTGTTCTCCTGGCCAGCGTTTAAATCTCCTCGGTTTATCTATGGCGACCATAATATATTCCAAATGTTCCAAGCCCGTTACCGGATGTTCGTATCTGCGGCAATGGTCCTGATCTATGTAATACCCATCAATCGCTTCCGGGTCGTCAAACAGTTCTACTTCGCTGACATCTTTTCTTGTCGGCACTGGTCGCACCAAATTCGTACTGGCAGAAAATCTGCGCTTATGCTGACAATCCCCCTGCCGGAAGGTTCGCTGCGTTTCTTTGATGAGATACTCTGCAAGGTTAATATAATTGCCAGAGTCATCGAGCACAGCCAATTTGACCCAGCCTTTTTTCCAAATTCTTTCCAGAAGTTCTGCCTTAACTTTGCTGATAACCAAGTGATGGTGAATTCTGGTATTTTCATATTCGGTTACTGCTATGTATTTCAATTCCTGACCCTTCTTCCCCATCTCTCTTCTGAGAGTCTTTATAAAAGCATTTCGGTCTTTCTTTGCCTGCTGCTGGTCTGCTTCTATCTCGTATGTCAGTACCACATGTAAATCCCCTCCTGTGAAATTCGCATTGAGAAGACGCATTAAATGCTTCACCGCCATACGGTCATTATTCTTGCGAACCTGCTCCGATGTGATATTACTCTTCGGCGCTCTTCTGTTTCGGTGGTTCCCCGATGTCACTTTGATGGTCCTGTCAATCGTTTTCCCTGCTATGCATGTTTCTCTTACGACTTTCATCTTGTCCCTCTTATTAATACTCTTACCAAGCGTGAAAAGGAGGCTTTCACTCCCTGCTCTGTTTTCTTCCTATAGGTATGCCTGGGACTGCTTTTAGGGCTTGTCCCAGGCTTGTTTCTTCTTATATATAATGTAGGTTTAAATCAATTCTTCGTTTAGAATGACTTTTAACTTTTCAACTTCTTCCCTAGTCAGACCGGCTCTTCTCTTAGGCGTTCCGTCCGGGGCAAAGGTTCTCACTTCGTAGACCGGCGCTTTGCCGAACCATTCTGCTTTGATGAAATGCTTTACATTGCCTTTCTGGTCTTCTCCGACTACGCCGTAGTCTTCAATGATTTTTACGTTGACTTTCTTTTCCATCTGGATCCTCCTTACTTCATATATATTTGGATATTCAATTCTGTTTTTGCATCTTCCTTTAAACGGGCTAAAATTGATTCAACATTATGTAATAAGTGCATTACTTTTGCAATGCTTTCCTCTGCTTCTTTAATCTGGTGCGGGCTTACGCTTCCGCGTGCAGCACTTAACGTCAGCTTTTGCATTTCTTCGTTCACCTGGCTGGTGGTATATTTCAGTCTCTCAGACCGGTCATATAGCTGTGCTGCGGAAATCATGATTCTCTCTTGGCTGTCCATACTCTCCTCCTTTAAAATGGTACATCGTCTTCAATTGGTTCAAATCCTCTCGGTATCTCCGGCTTAAGCTCTGCCATGCTGGTTTGCTTTGTTTGCTCGCCTTGGGCTCCTTGGTTCTGTCCATTTCTCTGCGGTCTGTCGCCCCACTCTAAAAATTCTACTCTGTCTGCCACAACATCGGTTGTGTAAACAGTGACGCCGTCCTTGTTCTGATAGCTTCCAGTCTGAATTCTACCCTGAACGCCGACTAATCTGCCCTTTGCCAGATACTTCTCACAGTTCTCTGCCTGCTTGCCGAAAACGGTCACGCGAGGAAAATCTGTCTGCTTCTCACCACCTGCTCTTACAGGTCTGTCAATGGCAACGGTAAAGGTTGCAACTGCCATCTGTGTGCTTGCGGTATATCTGACTTCCGGGTCACGGGTAAGTCTTCCGATTAGAACTACACTATTCATTTTCCTGCCTCTTTCAATGCGCAGCTTGTACAAGCTTTTAATATGCCCGGCATTTTTCGCATTAAGATTCGGGCTTGTCCGGATTCCCAGCAGTCTGCGCCGCATATAGGGCATATCGCCGGTTTCCAGTCATCATGCCTTGGTGCGGGTATGTTTTCCTGCAGTGGCATCATCAAAATATTTCCTATCGTCATGTCCTTAAATCCTCTCTATCATCTGCGTCATAATCTGCTTTAGGGCACAGCGCATTTTTTCTGCCTGCTCTGTGTCTTCGGTTTCCATGGTCACAATAGACTCTGCGCAGCTGCCGAATGCTTTCTGCAGCTGGTCAGCGTGAACTTTGAAGGTGGCAACTTCGACATTTGAATTGTTGTCCAGTTTACGGGTTAAGCGTTCTATTTCCTCTGCGGCTTCCCGGTTGCTCTGCTGCAGCAGACGCATGTCTTCACTCACCTTTGCTTTTGCGTCCTCTTCTGCTTTTGTCCGCGCCTCCGCTGCTGCCTTTTCTTTTTCCGCATCTACGGATTCTTTCAACTTCTTGGACTTTTCTTTTTCCTTGGCCAGCTTGTCCTGCATTTTCTGCAGTTCTTTCTCTTTTTCAGCAAGGGCTGCAGGATCCGCTACTGGCTGACCAGCAAGTTCAGCTTTCAGACGGTCGATTTCCGCCTTAAGTTCTGCTTGCACCTCCTCTCTGTTTTCTGCAATTGCTTCCATTTCCGTTTCAAGGCCCTGTTTTTCCTCTTTCAGGCGCTTGATTTCATCTTTTAATTCTCGAACGCTCATATCCGGCATTCCGGGATTCTCCATGACCTTTTCGGCCACCTCTTCCGGCGCTTCCAGAATCGCCCAAACTTTTGAAATTTCAATATCCGACAACGTTTTCGGATTTGCAAACACTCCGTTTTCCGTCTCTATTTTTTTCGCCAGTTTCATCATCCGCTCAGCTTTTCGTTTACTGAAGCGTAAATTTTCATTACACCAATCTTCCCACCCACCATGTCCAATTCTACTTTTGATAACATTTAGGTTTTTTCCTGCTCTTGCCGCCAACTCAATACCCATCTTGCCCAGCAGTTCCATCTGGCTCCAATAGAGATTGGCTCCGTTTTTTAATTCTTCTGTTGTCAAACTCTCCAAGTCTACAACTTCTTTGTATTCCACATCTATAATGTCTCCCATGATTCTTTACGCTGCCGGTGCAGCTGCTCCTTTCCTCTTTCTTTTCACAACTTCCTTTAGCCATCGCTCGGCAAAGGCGTTCACTTCATTTCCTGCGTCACGGTTTCCCCTTCCCCTGCACTGTACTATTTTTCCGTCTCTTAGTTCTAACGTGACAAAGGACTTGTCCGGTGCTTCGCATTTTCTGATTACAAAAATGCTTGTTTTCCCGTGAGCCGCTCTATCTGCATAGCTGGCAACGCAATTATTGTTGTTTGCACCTTCTTCAAAAAATTCTTCTACGTTTCTGAGTGGTCTGATTAGATAAGTTCCATCGGACCAGCTCAGTTTTTCAAGTTGTTTGACCTGTTTTGTAAGTTTTTCATTTTTTGCCCGTACTTCTTCCTCGTATTCCCTTCTCTTCTTTTCTCTCAGCTGCGCAGAGGCTTTCTCATGAGCCGCAGCGAAGTCTTTTGAATAAAGGTAATAGTCTGTTTCGGGATACTTAAGTTCTCTGATCTGCCAAATGTAGTCTTTGTATTCGTTTAACACAAAATCTCTGCTGTACCCATAACTGCCGTGTCCACAGTACGGTCTATTGTCTTGATATAGCTTTTCTAAGTACCTTGCAGTTTTTAACGGGTCCATACCTTTTAGGCTTACGCCCCATTTCCGTTTTGTCATGAACATCCCAATATCATTGAAGAACGCGAAGAAGTCTTCCATGTCTTTTTTTCGGATTTTTTTATGGTGTTTCTTGATGTGCTTGTAAGCGGCGATGTAATCGACGTCAAACATGTTCCACTGTCTCAGCTTGTCTATGTCCTGACTGCTGATTCCAAGCACACCGGGCAAATCATTTCTGCGCCAGTTCGGCCGTAAAAACGCACTTGTTCCATAAATTAAACTTCTTTCCAACTCGTTTAAGCCCGCTTTGTTTAAATTCTCTAGCTGTGGGTACTTGGCGTTTACCACCAAAC